AAAAGCAATCGCATGAAACGAATGCAAAACGTTCGGCTGCGCTTAAAGGCAAAACAAGATCAGAACAAATAAAAGCTAAAATTAGTGCATCTCACATTGGAATACGCCCTTCTGAAGAAAGCAAGCGTAAGATGTCTGTAGCTAAACTAGGTAAAAAACGTAAAGGTACAGCATGATTACATCAACTGCTAACGATCAAATAAACGGTGCGTTACGTTTATTAGGTGTTTTGGCGGAAGGCGAAACTCCCTCTGCTGCCACTTCTCAAGACGCACTTGTTGCGTTGCAACAAATGATCGACTCGTGGAATACTGAGCGTTTAGCCGTATTCTCGACCCAAGACCAAGTGTTTAGTTGGCCTCCAGGCTTCTACGAGCGCACACTGGGACCCACAGGTAACTTTGTGGGCAACCGCCCGATCTTGGTTGAAGACTCCACATACTTTAAAGACCCTGCGTCTGGTATCTCCTACGGTCTTAAGCTGATCAATCAGCAGCAATACAACGGTATTGCGGTCAAGACCGTCACCTCGACCTACCCGCAAGTCATGTGGGTCAACATGACTTACCCAGACATTACAATGACGGTGTACCCCGTGCCTACCAAGGTGCTGGAGTTCCACATTGTGTCGGTGGAAGAGTTAACGAATCCCGCTAACTTATCCACAAACCTAGCGTTTCCACCAGGCTACCTGCGGGCGTTTCGCTATTGCTTGGCGTGTGAGTTAGCCCCTGAGTTTGGTGTTGAGCCATCGCCCACAGTCATGCGGGTTGCGATGACCTCTAAGCGTAACTTAAAGCGCATCAACAACCCAGATGACATTATGTCAATTCCTTATTCGATTGTTGGCACTCGTCAGCGCTTTAACATCTTTGCGGGTAATTTCTAGGATTAATTATGGCAAACGTAACCATACCCCAATTACCAGCAGCCACCACTTCGGCTGGAACTGACTTATTGCCTGTAGAGCAAAGCGGCGTTACTAAACAAATGACTAGAACAGTCTTGTTGACTAACGCTACGTTAACCACACCTATTCTTGGAACACCCCAATCAGGCACATTAACAAACTGTACGGGTTTACCCGTATCTACAGGCATTAGTGGTTTTGGCACAGGCGTAGCTACATTTTTAGCTACACCGTCATCAGCTAACTTAGCAACCGCTGTAACTGGCGAAACAGGCTCAGGTGCATTAGTTTTTGCAACTAGCCCGACTTTGGTCACACCTGTGTTGGGTGTAGCTACGGCTACTTCAATTGCAACTGGACCTATATTTGGGACAATCCAATCTTTATCAGGTCCAGGTGCCGTAAATATTACTACTTTAACTACTGCATTTACTTCAACTGCTGCGGGTAATGCGTTGACGCTTGCAGATGGCGCACAAGGACAACTCAAGACCATTATTTATGTTGCAGAAGCCGCTGGTGGCGATACGGGTGTTTTGACCCCAACGAACCTCGGAAGTGCAACCACAATTACATTTAATGCAGTTGGTGATTCAGTGACTCTCCAGTTCGCTGGTACGGATTGGTGGGTTGTTGGATTCCGTGGTGCTGTGGTTGCGTAACGTATGAAAACACCAATCTTAGGATCGGCGTATGTAGCCCGCAGCGTTAATGCGGCGGATAACCGCATGGTTAATCTGTTCCCAGAAGTCATCCCAGAGGGTGGCAAAGAACCAGCGTTTCTTAACCGTGCGCCTGGGCTGAATTTCTTAGCCACAATAGGCAACGGCCCCGTGCGTGGGCTGTGGGTGCTAAAGGCTGACCCAACACGCGCCTTTGTCGTGTCGGGCAATCAATTCTTTGAGATCAATAGCAGCTACACCGCAACTCTGCGCGGTACGGTGAGTGGTACGGGTCCAGTGTCAATGGTAGATAACGGCACTCAGATTTTCATTGCCACGAATCCCGATGGCTATATCTTTAACACGTCTACAAACGTGTTTGCTCAAATTACTGACCCAGACTTCCCTGGTGCTGTGACGGTAGCGTACCTTGATGGCTACTTTATTTTTAACCCGCCTAATTCGCAAAGGTTTTACTTAACCGCGTTGTTAGATGGCACCTCGGTTGATCCGCTAGACTTTGCAAGTGCTGAAGGCTCGTCTGACGGGCTGGTTGCGCTCATTGTCGATCACCGCGAACTGTGGCTTTTTGGTACAGACTCAATTGAGGTCTGGTATGACGCAGGGTTGTCTGACTTCCCGTTTGTACGCATCCAAGGCGCGTTTAACGAGCTAGGATGCGCTGCCCCATACTCTGTTGCCAAGTTGGACAACGGACTGTTCTGGCTCGGTTCTGACGCCCGTGGTAAGGGCATCGTCTACCGTGCTGAAGGCTACACCGGCAAGCGTATGAGTACCCACGCAGTTGAGTGGCAAATCCAACAGTACGGCGACATCTCGGATGCCATTGGCTACACTTATCAGCAAGACGGTCACGCTTTCTACGTCCTGATCTTCCCAAGCGCAAATACGACTTGGGTATTTGATGTGGCGACTCAAGCGTGGCATGAGCGGGCAGGGTTTGAAAACGGTGACTTTACCCGCCATCGCTCGAATTGCCAAATGGCGTATAACGGTGAAGTCATAGTAGGTGACTACCAGAACGGTAACATTTACTCTTTTGATCTGGATGTGTACGCTGACAATGGTCAAATCCAAAAGTGGCTACGCTCATGGCGAGCGCTGCCCACAGGTCAGAATAACTTAAAGCGCACCGCACAACACGCAATGCAATTGGATTGCGAGTCGGGCGTAGGCTTAAACGGTATTGACCAAACTGACAATGTTGAATGGTTTTTTTACACTTCTAGTGAAGATCAACTTGTAACTACTAGCGGTGATTTGTTAATGTTTTCGCCGCCCTTTGTACAAGGCGCTAATCCACAAGCTATGCTGCGCTGGTCAGATGATGGTGGTCACACATACTCTAACGAGCATTGGAAGTCTCTTGGCAAGATCGGCGTATTTCAACGTCGCGTAATCTGGCGCAGGCTCGGCATGACTTTGAAGTTGCGGGATCGGGTGTACGAAGTGTCAGGTACGGATCCGGTCAAGATTGCTATTGTCGGCGCTGAACTAATACTGAGTCCTACAAATGCCTGATATTACCCAAATTGTGCCTCCAAGGGTGCCGCTCTTAGATGAGCGCACGGGGCTAATTTCGCGGGAATGGTATCGGTTCCTTTTCAACCAGTTTGAGAAAGTAGGCAGCAGTGCTGTGTCTTTAGAAGATTTGCAGCTTGGACCAGTTGAAACAGACGCTTTTGCTTTTGAAATAGCCAAAAACATTACGCAGTTTGCCATTCAACCGGCACAAGATGGCGTTGTTGATCAGATTGCAGAGATGCAAAAGCAGATCCAAGCGGCAGAACTTAGCTCTGAGGGCGCTCTCATGGCGCTACAGGCGCAGTTAGCCAACTTATTTGCCGACGTGCAAGGGTTAGCGCTATCTCCTCCTGTGACGCCCCAGTTAAAACGGGCAAGGTACGGGTCGTTTTTTGATACCACCACGCAGCTAGGCACAACCATTAACACGGCTAAAGCCATTACGTTTAACACGACTGATCTTAGCAACGGGGTGTACCTTGGTACGCCGACCTCACGGGTATACGTCGATACGCCAGGGATTTACAACTACGATATGTCGTTTCAGCTAGATAAGACTAGCGGCGGCGTAGGTAACTTTTACATTTGGTTCAGACTTAATGGCGTAGATGTTGCTAACAGCGCTAGTTATATAAGAATTCAAGGCAATAACGCTGAGATATTTTCCTCGTTAAATTACTTTTTTGATTTAAACGCAGGGGATTATGTTGAAATAATGTTTTCGGTTTCGGATCTTAGTGTTGAACTTGCGGCCTTTGCTGCTGCTGCACCTGTCCCAGCCATACCCTCTATCATTCTGACCGTTGCAAATAATATCGAAGGAGCATCAACATGACCGTAACCGTAAAGGTACTTGTACCGGCAAAGACTGCTGAAAACACCCAGACAACGCAATATACTGCGTCGGGTGTGACTGCGCTGATTGACAAGTTTACCGCAACCAACTATAGCGGTTCGGCTGCCACCATCAGTGTGAACTTGGTAACTGCGGCGGGATCAGCCGGTAATGACAACTTGATTGTCAAGACTAAGACCTTGCAGCCATCCGAGACGTACACGTTTCCTGAGCTAGTAGGGGCAGCGCTTATGCCCAGTGGCTTCATCTCGACCTTGGCAGGAACGGCTTCTGCGGTTAACATTCGTGTGTCGGGTCGAGAGATTACATGAACGTAACGTACAGCGGCGTTTTAGCTCCTTCTGTTAGAAAACAGGTGGAAGCACTTCAGGC